TTCAATGATATTACCATTTAATATAAGTAGCAATGCTACTACAGTTTCTACCATTATTTTATACCATTTCCATTTCTAATTAATTTTTCTACGTCTTCACTTAATTTCTTAACTCTTTCTTTTAAAAAATCTATATTAACAGCATTATTTCTCATACCCTTAATTTCTCCATTCAAATCTTCTACAAGTGTGCTCATATGTTCCACGAGCATAAATAATTCTGCTTCCCCCGAACTTTGTCCTAATTCTCCACGAGGGTATTTGATTCTAAATTCTGTATTTTGGTGTAGGTCTTTTTCCATTAACTCTAAAGTCGTGCTATGCTTATTGAGAGTTTCTTGAATCCCAAAAAACGCCCACACACCTACCGAGACTGCTGTTACAATTCCTATAAGATTTCTCATAGGCATTGAAATAGCAGTTTTATCTGATATTTTCATTTCCTATATCCTGTTCCGCTTTGTCTATCTTTCCATCTCTTATCCCAAGCCCAACCATTTATTTTTCCACTATAGGTTTCTATAAGGTTTAGAATAAAATCAATTATTTTAATCATCATCAATTTTAGAACTAACCTGCAAGTAGTAAAAATATAAACATTAAAACTATTATAATTGTAGAGCCTAAGTATACATTCCAAAAGTTACTTAAACTTTTTACCTTG